GATTGTGGATAACTCTGTAAGTAGTACAACGGGGGGTAGTTTACGACAAGGCTTATTGTAAGTAGCACCCCGTTGTGGTATTTACGACAACCGCTTATATAATCTATCGTAAATAGTACAACGGGGGGTATGTTAGGACAATAAATAGTCCACTTAGCAGGGGAGAAAAGAATCTTTAAAAAATCTCAATAATATTCTTGACAACGCTTTTATTATGTGGTATCATATAGACAGATGGAGCGGGTTGGCCGCTCTGGAAAATCCATTAGGGAGGAATGGCGATGGCGAAGCAAGGAGTTGATCGGGAAGAAGCGGGGTATGCGCAGCAGTGCATCAGCGAGGCAAGCGGATCGCGGGATGGGGCGGAGTATGAGCAGTGCATCGAGCGGCCCGGCGCAAGCGATATCTATCTCTGCTCATCGGATTTGCTGGCAGAGTGCGGAGAAGCGGGCGATGAGCTTTTTGAGCTGGGCCGGGATGAACTTCCGGCAGAGATTGAGGATATCCGGGGGAAGATTCGGAATGAGTCGGGGCGGATTTTCGCGATTTGGGGAGCGCCCGAACCCGATACGGAGACGTGGATTGAATCATCAGGCGACCGCACAATCAGTTATTTCGCGATAGTGGAGTATCGAGTCCGCACTCGATACTCACCCGATGATATCAATCCCACCGATATTGACGTGGTCGCGATTTTGGGCTGATCTAGTGGGAACATGGTGGTTTCTAGGCTCGCCTGGCCTGAACAGGCGGGAGGATGAACGATGCACAAGATCATGTTGGCGGGTGTAATCTACAAGTTGTTGCGTGCGTATCCCGGCGCAAAGCGCGGGTACTCGTATGCCTCTCCGGTGGATACCGGCGCATGGCAGATCGGGGACTGCTGGATTGTGAACAAGGCTGGCGAGATTGACCCCGGCCTGAACGCTTCGCCGGTGCCGATTGCGCGGTCAAACTTGGGGCAGATTGTTGGCAAGATGGAATAACAGCGGCCTAGCCGCAGGGAGTGGACATGAACGCGAAGCATACGCCGGGGCAAGTTAAACTCACAGAAGAAGCCGGTATCCGGCGTCCTCGCTCTGGTCATTCGGCCCGCCGGAGGTTGCAGGCGGAGGAGGCCCGCCTTATCGCCGCCGCGCCTGACATGCTGACCGCGCTGAAAACATTTGTTGAGGGCGAGTTTATCCTCGCGGATGCGGTGAATGCCGCCCGCGCCGCACTCGCCAAAGCGAAGGGAGAATGACATGCCTGAAACCGTACGCAACTTCCGCTGCAACAACTGTATGCGGCTGTTTTACGACGACGAGGACGGCTACGATCTCGAACTGATGCAGGACGCAGACGGCGACTGGATGCGGGCTTGCCCGAACTGCAAGACGGACGCATACCTGATGGACTTGGAGGAGGAATAACTATGCTTGAGCGCATCCTGCACATCTGCCGCCGGTGCGGCTACCAGTGGCACAGCCGCAAGGAACATCCTGGCGTTTGCCCGCATTGCAAAACACCGATTTGGGAATACCACGAGAACGGGCGCACAGAACATGACGCCGCGACCTGTCCACAGTGTAAGAAGGAGGCTGGAAAATGAGCGGACACACGCCAACGCCGTGGAGGGTCAAGCATCCTCAGCCTAAGTGCTTGGGGCAGTCTCGAATACTTGGGCCGGTGCATCCCGTTGATGGCGGGGATTACGCGCCCATAGCCGAAGCTGACAAAGACAACGCCGCCTTTATCACGCAAGCCGCGAACTCCCACGACGCGCTAGTGAATGCGTTGAAAGCCTGTGCGCCAAGTGCATGTCAGGCTATGGCACCAGCTTCGCCTAACTACAAGGGAGGCAAACCCTGCGGGGTCTGTGGCTACTGTCTGGCTAGCGCCGCCCTAAAACTGGCGGGGGAATGATGCCCATGACACAACAAAACACTGAACTACTGGCCGTACTCAAACGCGCAAAGGTGCTTGTGGAATTGCTCACCGTGAGGCGGGTCATGGACGCTGGCGACGAAGCCATAGACGCCGCTGGACTCAACCCGTGGTGTCTGAATGAAGGGCTGGCGACCGGAGAGGAGTCTATCAGCGCGGACTTTGTTGAACGCGAAATAGTCAAACTGGAATCACGCTGAACCTCACAACACGCTCCCCGAAGGGCCGGGGATTGGGGTATTGACTTTGACGGCAGCGGTGCTATACTTGCCGTGTTTTCCTGTGACTGGCAGGAGGAATACACCATGTTTGCCATATTGGAGCTAGGCGGACGCGGCGGCGACGTTATTGACTATCGGCGAGTCAATCACAATATCCCTGGCGACCACACCGATACACTTCACTGGATCACCGCCGAGCGCGACTACATCAAAGCCAATCATCCCGGCGTTGAGGTGTACGGGCGCATGGTGTCCAGCGTTGAAATGGTAAGGCTGTTGTCGGCGGGGAAGATTAAAGAAAAATCTGGATTGCGGACTTGACAAACTACCCGGTGTGAGATAGACTCCATATGACTCAATGAGTGATGTCCCTTGTGTACGCCGCCGCCACGGTAAGGAAACAAGTTGA